CCGGCGTCATTGCTCGTCCCATTTGTAACTCCATTTGTTTGATGGCTTCTCTGCCTGTTGGCAGGTATTCGCCTGTTGGTTTGCCGCCTTTGCCGCGTATTGGTTGGCGGGGTAGCTCTTTCGGCGCTTCGCCGTAAGCCCATGGCGCGTCTTCGCGCTGCACACGGTCCATCCACTCAATCATTTCTTGCATCGAGTCACTGGTGAATGCTGTTGCCATGTGCTAGTCCAGTAAAAAAGCCGCCACCAGGTGGACCCCGATGACGGCAAACCCGCCGAAGCGGGCGTCCCATGGCAAGATTTAGAACTCCGAGCCGGCTGCTGGTGCTGCTGCCTTCGGCGCTGGTGCTGGTGCTGGGGCAGGGGCGGGCGCTTCGGCCTCGTCACCATTGAATGCGGCAGGGCGTGCAATCCACTTCACGATGGTGAACTGGGGAATGCGGGTCGTGCCCTTGCCCACCTTGATGGCTTTGCTGCCATTGAGCTGGACCACTGGACTCATGCCTTGGGCAAACTCAGGGCATTGCTCTGCTGCGTTGTACAGCTCTTGAATGAACATGACGTTGCCTGTGCTGTTGCTTGAGTAGCTGCGCACTGGCTCGTCACCGAACATGGCGGTGCTGAACACGTCAACATCGAAGCCTGCCTTGTAGTCGCCTTGAGGCTTAGGCTGCTGGTCGTTGTTGGGCCATGGCTGCCAGTCACGGTTGCCGGTTTCCAACAACATCCAACCGAGCTGGACATTCTGAATGTCGAACACTGCTGGCTTGTCGAATTGGAACTCTGCTGTTTTGCCGTCCGACGCGGACAGTTGCCAAGAGTTGACGGATGCTTGAAAGCGGATGTATGGGCGGCTGTCGCCACCACCAGGGATTGCCAATGGCATGATGATTTCCTTTAAGGTGTTTTAAGCCGTGAACGACGGCTGGCGTTGCCGGTAGGAATGACCGGCGGCATAGAAGTTGACTTAGGCCATAGCCTCGTCAACCAAATCAATGGTGTGTGGGTCTGCTTTGATTTGCTCGACAGTCACGCCGCCGGCCATCAATCGGGCGACGTCGAGTGAGCTGGCCACCTTCACGTCGAATTGGTCACGCGCTACGTGGCGCAGGGCTTGTGCTGGGTTAGCTGCAAGGACCAGGCGGGTCTTGTCGCCGGTCGTGTTGTTCACTGCATAGATGCGTTCTGTCATGGGTTTCTCCTGGGTTGTTTAAATGGTGTGAGTGCCTTCAACGCCACGGCGCATACGCTCGATAGTTCGTTGTTGCAGCCAGTGCTGGGCTTCTTCGATGTGAGTCAGTGCGCAAGCGTTGGCCTTGCACGCAAACGGTCCAGCTTGAAAGCTGCGCAGTCGGTCAGCGACGATGGACAGCAAAGCCTCCTGTGTGACGCCATTGACGCCGGCCTCATTGATTGGTCCGTTCTGAAACACGATGGCCAACGGCTCATAGCTTTCGCCTACCTCTGACTCGTCCGACTTAGCAGAAGGGTTTGCGCCGTAGCGCATGCCGGTGATTTCGTAACGATGTTGCGCACCGCCTGGGCCAGGCTGGTCCGTAACTGTGATGAGCAACTTGTCGTTTGCTGGGTTGACCTTGTGGTCTTCAATCTGACGTGGAAAGTCCATTGTTTTCTCCTGGGTTAAATGCCTGGCACAAGAGCCAGGGCTTGGATGCGCTCTTCAAGCTGAGTCGTGAATGCCAACAGGTCGCGCTCGTATTCCTCAAGCGGCATGTCTTTGGCATTCACTTCTTTCACGAAGAGTTGCAAGTGGGGAGGCAAGCGGTCGTCAAAGCTGCCGAAGTACAAGACCTCAGCGCCACTGACATACAGGTTGTGCAAACCCTGGCCCATGTAGGTGTCAGGGACCACGTTGGCCTCGATGTAGCAAAGGTGCGTCGTTGTCTTTGGGCACTTCAACTCAACGACTGCACGGAAATCATCAATGTCACCGTCCAGCGATGAGCCGGCGCGGATGGTCTTGTGGGCGAGAAAGCCTGTCTCGCGAATGCGAACACCAAGCTGGCGAGCCAACGCATTGCGAGCCACTGGCTCCAACTCAATGCCGCGCTGCATGTCGCGAGTGACATACACGTCGTCGGCACTGATACCAGTCAGCGCTTCTGCCAATAGCTGGTCCTGGTAGCTGGTCCAGCCGGCGACACGCTCGCCCTTCTTTGTCTTGTCCCACACGTTGGATGCCATCGAGCCAGTGACTCGCGAGAGGCGGGCCTCAAACCAGGCTTCGCTTCGTTGCTCCGCGTCCACAATCAAGAACGGACGTGTTTGATGTGCCGTGATGTGGATGATGTTGTCTGTCGTCATTTCATACTTCCTTGGAAAAAGTTACCAGCCAATGAGCCAGTAGGGCCGCGTCCGCACGTCCGTCATCTTTGACACGAGAGAACGACGCTGCGTAGGCGGGAAAGAGTTGGGCGGCACGTTGGCGGTTGGCATCCTTGCCACCGTTGACCTTCATGTCGCTGGTCCACTTGCGTGGTGTGACCATCGTGATTGGTATGCGCAAGCCGGCAAGCACACCGCGGATGGCTCCGTAGGTTTGGCCAAACGCAAACATGGACGTGACGCCTTGACCTGGCATAGCGCCAACTTGCTCAAGCACGCAGTGCTCAATCTCATGTGGACGAAGAAGCTCAGCAAGCATTGGCTCACTGAGCCGGCGCTTCATGGTCTTGCCGGACTTGACTTCGACTGTCGGCATATCAAGTATGGTGAGCATGCCTTTGTCGACGTCAAACACGCAGATAGCACCAGACAGTCCTGGGTCAATTCCGGCAATTTTCATGCGGCCTCCGCTACACCTTGGACCAACATGATGCTGGCTGCTTGTTTGATTTGCTGCGTTGCACCATACGTTGCCAGTGACGACAACATGTTGGTCGCTGCTACTGAGCAATCAGACTCATCACCTCTACCGGACAACACATCGGTGGCCCAGTTCAAATCACTGAGCTGTTCTTTAGCTAACGCACTCATACTTTTCTCCGGCTAGTTTTAACAAAATTGTTGAAATCGAAAGAAGTGCGCATGGCTCGCGCCACTTGCACAGCCTCAAGGATGCGCGATGTGGGTACTACGCCACGCATAACCCACTTGTCCTGAGCACCTTTGGTCAACTCCAATTTGTGTTTAGCCCACAGCTCACGCATGGCTGCTGGACCACCGAAGTGTTTGATGAACGCCCTGACGTTCACCTCTGTCTTTTTGTATGTTGTCATGCGAGAAATTGTAAGTGCGGCATACAAGTTGTCAACGAAACACACAAAAATAGTTGCGTGCGGGTCGTTGATTGCCGTACACTCGCCTATATGTGATGTACAAGATGTATGCCACTAACAGGAGAGTAACGATGCCTAAATACGCGACCCAGCCCAAACCTGCCTCCAATAAATCGCAGGAACCTGACGCAATGAGCAACCGGCACTTAGTAAAAGCCGAGTTCGCCAAACGCCTATACACAAAGATTTCAGACAAGGGATGGACTCAATCAGAGTTCGCTCGCAACTGCGACCTGGCACGAGATGCAATCAGCACCTACGTGCGCGGTCGGTCTATTCCAAGCCCACAAGCGCTTGAGAAGATGGCCGGCGTGTTGGGTGTTCGACCAGAAGAGCTGCTGCCTAACTACTACGAGACAGCACACAGCAAACAAGAGCCGACGTTTGAGCTACGTGATGTGCCCAACGAAGAGGGCTACATGTGGATAAAGCTCAACATGCGTCTGCCAAAGAAGGTGGCCATGCAAATTTTTATGCTGGCTCAAGAGCAAGAAGGTAAGTGAAGAGATGGACCTACTGCTTGAGTCAGAGGTCGCAGCACTGCTTCGACGCAGCCGTCGCTACGTTCGCCAGCTTAGACAGGCGGGCGAGCTGCAATGGCTGCCAGGGGCAGGGCGTGCGCCCATCCTGATTTCAAAGCAATCAGTTCAAGCATATTTAGAAAGGACAATGACATGGCAAGAAAAGCACTCCCACCACGACTCGTCGAAACCGCCGGCGTTTGGTACGTCGTCTACTCGGACGGAGGCCGTTCACAGAGAACGAGCCTACGGACAGAAGATATACAAGTCGCGCAAGACAGGTTTCAGGGTTGGTTGAAAGCGCGTCAAGATGATGTGCTGGCACACACCCCACAAACTTTTGCGGCTGCCTGCCGCATGTACCTGGACCAGCATGGGCCAACGGTGTCGTCACCTGAAACACTAGAGCATGTTTTAAAGTGTCTGATTGTCCGATTTGGCGACCGTCATCTGTCGCAAATCACACGAGCTGACATTGAGTTGTTCACCAAAGAACGACTGACTGGCATCATCAACAAGCGCAAGGTGTCGACTGGCACTGTGCGCAAAGAGCTGGGCATCATGCGTGCCGTGTTCAACTTCATGGTCAAGAAGGTTGAGCCGAAAGAGCTGCGCGTGGACCTCAAGGACTTGTCCTACATTCCGCTGCCACCTAAGCCACCGGCACGCAACCGAGTGCTGAGCGCTGGCGAGCTGGACCTGATTCGTCGAGTGAGCAAGATACCCGATGACGGCGAGCGCATGTCGCGAATCAGTCGCTACCTTTGGTTGCTCATGGAGACTGGTGCACGTGCCGACGCGCTGCGCTCGCTTACCTGGTCGCAGGTTGATTTCGACAACGGCATCATCCGGCTCAATCCATGGGGTCGAAACCAGACCACCAAGCGCCGGCCAACCATTCCAATCAGCGACGACTTGATGGTGGTGCTCAAGCACGCAAAGGCTGAGGCAATCAACGACTGGGTGATTGACCACCGCGGCCAGATTCGTAAGTCGATGGAGCGGTTCTGTGAGCGCCACAAACTTCTCAAGGTCACGGCTCATACCTTCCGTCACACGTTGGCCACCAGGATGGCGCAGGCCGGCGTGTCGATGCCTGAGATTGCCGCGATGCTGGGTGACTCGATTGCCACCGTCGAGAAAAACTACTTGCACATGTCGCCGCAATTCCTGCGTGGCGCACTGCAAAAACTCAAGGCTGCATGATGTATGTTGGCTTTGTTTGGCAGTTTCAAGGCGTCAAATTCTGCGCTGTATCTTGCGCTAAATAGCTTGATTAAGCGTGTTTTGAGCTGTTGGATGCCATGCAAATATCAGACAACACCATGCGCATCCCTTGCAAGCCTTGTGTATGGCGTATGACGAGCTGTACGACCGTTGCCTTCACACTACTTTTCGTTTTGTGATGGCAACGGCCCCGAAAGCTAGGAGCCATGCGGGTTTGAGTGCAACATACAACTTGTCTGTTGCGCTGTTGGTTGCGCTAAATAGGACGTTAGCTCAGGGGTAGAGCACCTGCTTCACACGCAGGGGGTCGGTGGTTCGAAACCACTACGTCCTACCATTTACGCAAATAACCGCGTGCCTTGCTTGTCGATGATGAGCTGAGAATACTTAGGCACATCATGCTCATACGTTGGGATTGCAACATGCGTCCAACGGTCAAACTCACGAATCACCTGTTGGTACGGCAGCTTAGCTGCAATGATGGCGCGGACCACTTCGTCCGGCGTCATGCCTGGCACACGAATGTCAGCTGCACAACCACGGCGATGGTCGCTGGTATCACTTGAACCAACTGCGTCGTTGACACCCTTGCTGCGGAATGCACTGTTGACGATGATTGGCTTGCCACCTAGTACGACCTTGACCTGCTCCAAGAAGTCAGCCAGGCGCGGCAGATTGGCCACCGCATTGATTTCCACGTATGGACCATTCTTGACCAACTGGCAGCGCTCACGCTCAGTCGGCTCATTGTCCAATGTGCGATGGTCGGTGTGAGTCAGCTCTTCAAGTGTGAAGTGTGGTGTGAGTTGAGTCATTACTTGCCTTTCAATTTTTCAAGTTCAGAGTTTTTGTCCTTGCTACCTTGCGAAGAACCTCGGTGGAAATTCAAGACCGTGCCGCTCATGGTTATGAGCGAACCCAACGCCATGTAGACCAGCTCTTTGTTTTGCTCAGGCACGCCCTTCATAAAGGCGAACCAGGCAAGAAACACAGTCGCTGAAACGATGCCCAGGTCCAAGGCGTAGGCCGTGTTCTTGGCCAGCCACGACGCGCTGGACGAGTTCTGAATTTCAGAGTTCATCTTGCGAGCGCTGTCGGTGTTGGCGTTGTGCAGCTCAAACTCTTTGAGGTCGATTTCCTTGAGCTTGAGTGCCAGCGATGGGTCGGCCTCCAATGCCTGCGTCACCGCAGACACGGATGCTGGGACTCCTAGTTGGTCAGCGATGGCCTTGACTGCCATGCCACCCATAGGACCGGCCACCGCAGTGGCCAGCGCTGGGGCTGCGCTTTTCAGAATGCTAAGTAGGCTGTCCATCGTCTTCCACCTTTGGCTTGCCACCGCTGCCTTTGCGGCCAGAGATAGCACCCATCGCACCGACGCCCATAAAGGCGATGGCTTTCAGGATTTCCAGGAACACTGCGTCGATTGGAGCTAGTGCCTCTTCTTGCTTCTCGAAACCGATTAGCCACAGCACGCCGAACGCAATTACCAGCACCATGCAAGTGATGGACTTCACGACGAACGACCATGTTTGTATTTCAATCTGCTCTTCTGTCGGTTGTGGTCGGTTAATCCACTGTTGAATTAGCTCTTTCATTGGTTCCCTTTCTCGGTCTTCTCGACCGCTTGTAATAAACGCTCTAACTTCTCTCTCTCTTCTCGCAGCAACATCGCAGCCTTGTACGACTCGCGCTGCTGCTGCTTGAACTGACCGTCCTGCACGCTGAACTTCAACAGCATCCAAAACACCAACGTGCACAGACACATGACAAGCACGCCAAGAAAAACAATCACGCCGAAGTTTTGAGGCTTGTCCATACGATGCCCATGAGCGTCCAAAAATATGCAATCAGCAAGCCGGTGAAAAACAGGACGACGTTGCGGTCGATGCGGTAGTGGCGCTCTCTAAAAGCCTTCGCTTCTTTGGCTGCCTTCTCGCGCTTTTGCTTCATCTGGCGAGCCGCCTGGCCGATGGCAACTTTGTCCTGCATCTCTTTGAACTGCGACCAGATGGGACCGATTTGCCATGGGGCGTTGGTCGTCATCAGCGTCATAAGCGTTGGGTAGGCTGCATCCAGCTCCACCTGCAACTGCGTCAGCTCAAGCACTTCTTTTTGGTCAATCACGTCCTTTGCAAAAACTTCGGCGTAGCGTTTCTCTGTGAACGCTTTTAGGAACGCGTATTTGTCGAACCACTCTCCGACATGCCCGATGAACTGCTGGACGATTTCGTCTTGCGTTGGGATGTGGTCGACGTAGCCATCGTCTTTTTTCTTTGACTTCTTAGAACCTTTGGTGGTGTCAGCGACATTGGTGTCGTCGACTTGCTTGGCCATTGGCTGAGCGCTTGGATTAGGTTTTGCAGTCGCACCCAGTAAAGATTTGAGCCACCCCCAAATGCCGGTGACTTCTGCATAAATCTTTCTCGCGTCGGCCACGCCGCCTTCAACTGTTTTCTTAACCCGTTGAATTTCGACAGAGCCTTCGCGCAGGCAGTCGCAGCAATACTGAATGCCGCTATACGCGGCACGCATGGCTTGGAGGGCGAGCATGATTTCCGGTCCCACATCACCACGCCCTTAGAACGTCGCACCGTCTTTGGCTTGCTCGCCGGACTTCTTCTGCTTGCCTTGCTTCTCGCCGGCCAACCAGTCCTGCCATTGCGACTTGAATGCTGGTGACGACAGGTACATGTACGAAGCGCCCATGGCGTAGCCAGTGACAGGGCCGCCAGGTAGATAGCCAGCGGTGTAGGCGAGCGCCGGCTGGACGCTAAGCTCGTACAGTCCGCGGGCTGCGTTGCGCTCGGCGGCGTTGGTGTTCTCGCTGTTGACCACAAAATACTTTGCGATGCGCTCGATGGCCTGCAAGAAGTACGAAGCCGTGGAGCCGGTCAAAATGTTTGACAGGTCACGTTGGTACTTCACGCCATTCAATGCGTTGTAGAGCGGGTCGGCCAAACCAGTAAAGCCAGCGCGGCTGAATGCGAGCTGGGCCAACCACTTGATTGGCACGCCACCTTCCTTCTTCTCTTCCTCGTCCCACTTCTCAGGGTTGAGCAAAGCCTCGCGTGCCATGGTGACAACCAGGTGGCCCATGTAGAGGCTGGCAATCGGAGCCAGGACTTGGAACGCTGCGACGTTGGCAGCCTGCGCTGCGCCACGCTTGTCGTATTCGCGCTGCACCTTCTTGGCCGACTTGACCATGATGTTGCGAAAGAACGCCATGGAGAACGACAGCAAGCCGTATGTCAAACGACCGACTGGAGTGTTGGCCGCCCATGGACGGTCGACAGCGGTGGGCGACTGGATGGATTGGTTGACCAGGCGGCCAACCATCACGGCGTAAATCTTGCCCATGTCGGTCAAGCTGCCATCGACGTCCATGACTTCATCGTGGCGTGGCATGCGCGAGGTGAACTCACGCGACCAGTTTACGAAGTCTTGGATTTGGCCAGGCTGAATGCCGGCGTCCAGCAGCTCGTCGCGTGCAAAGCCTTTGTCCTTGGCCGATGCTTCTGCGTCGTCCAGGGTGTGCGCCAGCTCCAGCACGTAGTGGCCGGATAGCTGCATGGCCGAACGGCGCTGAGCGTTGGTCAAACCAGTCAGGCCGACGCGTCGGAAATAGTTTGCCGACACGCGTGACATGTTCGACGACTCAGCGAACGAGCCGCCCAGTCGGTTTGAAATCATCTCGTCCGCATAGTCGCCGGCAACGATGCCCAGCACGCGAGCCATCGCACGGCGCTCACGAACGCTGCCGGTGCTGGCAATCTCTTGGAATGTCAGGCCGATAGCTTTGAGTGCGTCACTGGCTTTGCCGGTTTGCGTGGCCACCGTGATTGGTTCTGCCAACGACGTGAGCAATACGCGACCCAGCAGCGTGAGCTGGCCCAGGGCGTGGACGTTACCCAGCGTGCGCTGAGCCTGGCTTGGCATTGTCGAGCGGTCCGTGCCGGTGATTTGGCCAACAATCTTCTCGGCCATGTCGCGGTCTTCTTTGCGCACGCCTGAGTTGACCATTGCGTCCAGCATGCGGTACAGCTTGGTGTTGGTTTCCTTGCTGTTGCGTGCGTCCTTGCCAAAGCGAGTGTTGTACTCAGCCTTGCGCACAGACATTTGGGCGTAGGTTGTGATTCGCTCAACTGGGTCTTGGATGTAATACTTGGCCAGAATCTTGTCGGCTTCTGGTGGCAGCGTGCGCTCTTTCAGGTATGAGCCTGCGGGCGAGTGTGAGCTGAAATCAGTGGGCGAGCCGTAGCTGATTCGTGTCTGGTACTCAGCCGCAGCACTGGCAGACCAGGCATCACGGATGTAGTCGTAGGCTTCCTCAAACACATCACCGTTGTCGTCCAGGAACGAGTCAAGCTCGTCCTGAGCGGCGGCCATCTTGTCCTCTGCATCTTCCTCAGCCTTGCTCGCAGCGTCGAGTTTGCGCAGCAACTCACGCAGCTTCTTCTTGGCCTTGTTGTACTCGGCCAGTGCTGGGTCTTCGTTACTGAGCATGGCTTCACGAGCGCGCTTGTCGAGCGCAGTGATGGCCACGGAAATATCGTCGGAGTCCATAGGGCGCTCGGTGTCGCGCTCAAAGACAATCTTGTAAACCTCGGTCGCGTCCTTGATGAACTCAGGCGCGTTGGCCGTAACGATTGGCTCGTCCAAAAGGCGAGGCAAGTAGCCCTGGTCCTTGACGAAGCCAATGTCTAGGCCGGCGTTGCGGTTGTAGTAGTACAGGTCGGTCAACAGCTCGCGCAGTGGAGCGGCCAACTTCTTCACGTTGTCACCAGCGCCGGCCACTGAACCACCGTCGGCTTGAGTCAGCAGGGCAGTCAGCTCGGCCAACTCTTTGTCCGTCATCAAGTCAGCGTTGTTGTTGCCGGCGATGTTGGTCAAGCGAGTCAGGAAACGGCGTGTTTCGCGCTCAACTGCCTCAGCGTATGTGCCGCCTTCCGCTGTCTTGCGACCGCTGCCAGGGTCGGTTGCCACGCGCTCAGTGAGCATGCGGATGGCTTCTGCTCCAGCGGTGTTGCCTGTCTTGCGGTAGTGACGCTCCATGCTCAGCAAGACACCGCGGTTGGTGACGATGAGCGCACGCACTGCATCGCCCATGCGCTTGCTCAATGGGCGAGTGTCGTTTGGCCGTTGCTCTTGCTTTTCAATTTCGCGGGCACGCACTTGCCACGCACGCTTCTCTTCGCTCCACACCGCCTGGTAGCCTGTCGTTTGCGCCGACTGACGTTGGTCGTCAAAGTAGACAGCAGGGTCAGAAAGGCGCACGTTCTTTGGCATGTTGGGCGCTGACTCATTGTTGGGGTTCAACAAAGCCTCAGTGCGCAGCGCGTCAAACAGCATGTCGTAGGCGCGGAAAATGTTGAATCGGTCGGCGTCCTTGGGGAATGTCTTGGCCAGGCGCTCGTCCGCGTCGTTCATGTATGCGGCGTCGCTCTTGCCAATGAACTCTGTTGAGCCACCGGCTGCCTCTACCTTGTGGGCAATGTAGGCTTCAAATGAGCGGGCCAGCATCTCGGTTGGCTTGCGCCAGTAGCTTGGGTCGCTGCCGGTGGACTTGGCAAAGTCGCCGGCTGACTTGTAGAACTGGCTACGGTCGTTGCGGCTCTTGCCGGCGGCGGCACGAATCTGGTCCAGGCTGGCTTGCAGCTTGGTGGTGTCGTCACCCTTTTGTTGGGCAGCTTCAATCTTGCGCTCCAGGTCTATGATTTTGGCTGACTGCTCAGCCTGGTCAAAGAAGAGCGAGTTCATCAACAAGCGGAACGAGTCACGCACTGTCTCAGGGAACTTGTCGCTGAGTGCTTCGCCATCGCGCACGAAGCCCGACAGGTTATCAACAACGCCTTCGTATTGAGTCAGCACGAAGTAATCAAGGGCATGGCCCCATTCGTGCGCAAACGAGTTGGAACGACCTGGCAGGCCAATGGTTGGCGTGTTTGACTTGATGCCCTCCAGGTGTTTGCCGTCGGAGCCGCCAGGGAAATACGCACCCAGGAACTTGCCCTGGCTGGTCATGGCCAAACCCAAAGTGCCGCGCAGGCCGATGGCCGACGTTGGCAAATCGAGCACGTGGGTCATCAACTGCAAGCCGCGATAGGCGTCAAGCAACTGGTCGATGGAGTCACGGATGTTGGCTGGGGCCGACTTCTGAACGAAGGCTAGTCCGTAGGTTTGCTTCAACCCTTGCGACAGGATTGCGAATTGACGGATTGGAGGCAGCAACTCTGCCTCGGCTGGGTCGTACCCTAGTTCGACGAAGGCGTCACGGTAGATGCTTTGGCGGTCCGTGAACGAGACTTTGTTGAATACGCTTTGGGAGCTGGAGCCTTTGACGCGCTGGTTGTTGTCTTTGCCATCGTCCTCGCGGCGGCGTTCACGGCTCTGCGTGCCTGCACCTTGGTCATTCCCGTCAGGTCGACCGGCTCGCTCATTTACATCACCTTGTTTGGTTTGATTGGCGCTTCCTTGGCCGTCCGCTGCCGGCGCTGGTCGCCCACCTTTGGCATCGAGAACTGGCTCTTGTTGGCCGCCACGATTAGGCCGCGTCCCGCCTGCTTGAACTGAGGCAGGTTTCGCTTGTCGCCCACCTGGTTGAACGCTCGTCCCAGCGCCATCATTGCCTTGGGACTGGGTGTTGCCGCGAGTGTCTGCGGCGTCGAAGAGTCGTCCATTGTCTGGTTCTCGGTTTCGTTCATTGCGTTGCTCCACTGCTCCGCGCACCATCTCGTCAGGTGCTGGCGGCGCGTCACCAAACAAACCTACCGTGTCCTGGCTCTTGGCCATGTTCACGTATGCACGAAGCACATCGTTGATTGCATCTCTGCCGACGGCGCGGGTAAGGTTTGCATTGTAGAAGGCGGTGACGAAGGCATCCACAACTGGATTGCGTTCGGTCATCATGTCGTTCTGAGCCAGCCATTCCTGGACTCGGCTCTTGCTTTGACGGAGTTGGTCAATCGTGCGAGCGGCTTGGACCAGCTCGGCGGTGACGTCGTAGCCGGCGTCGATGATGCCTTCACGCACCAGTCGACGCATTTGCAGCCATTGGCCTGAGCTGTCGAACAGTGCATTGCCAATGGACTTGATGTTGTCGTCGGTGCTTTCAATCAGCTTGGTCAACAACTCACGGTCGCCATACGCGGCGGCCAACAGCGCACGACGAATGCGGGTTGCGCCGTCGGGTGACAGCGCACCGTTGTCGTCCATCATGCCGTTGCGCTGGGCCTGGGGTAGTTGGCCAACGAACGCACGGACGAAATCGCGGTTTGCAGCGTCTGTAACGTCGCCACCTACCCACACGTCCACCACGTTGTCTTTGAGTGCTGATACGTCAATCTGAGCACGCTCAACGGGTGTCAGGTCCATGGTGGCCGACTGGTTCGACTCTTGCACGAAGGCCACACGGTCTTGTTGGGACAGCTCTGTCACGCGCTCACGCACCAGGACCGGCGTTTGGATGCCGGCGGTGTCGTAGCCCAGTGATTGCAGGTAGTCGCGGTAGGCTTGTGCGCGCTCAGGGTACAGCTCAAACGCACGACGGATTGACATGACGCGTCCGTT